AAATGATTTTGATAGCGTCGCTTTAACTCCGCTAAATTTTGCATTAAGCATGGCATATTTTTTAGCATTTAGTCTATCAATAGAGTCAGCTTCGCGTTTTTCAACTTGAAGACCGAACTTATATTGTAGGGATCTGCTATACACAGCCATGTTTGCAGTGTTTAGAATTTGTTTAAAGTATGTTTCTAATCCATACTTGAGCACTAACTTACGACAATAACTAAAAACTCCGGGCAATAATGGTTCTCGTGCATGAGTAGATGGTCCAACACCATCAGTAGTACGTTTTATTCTAGTACGATGGAACCTATATTTCAAGGCCTCATTATGCACTTCTGTAGTGTAACCTCCGAAAATACGATGAGTTTTTCTAAATTCAGTAATTACCCTTTTGTCTAACTGCCACTTTCTACACAAGTATGACAACTGAGCTTTTTCTAATATACAGACTATTTCTGGGTTAGCTTGTCTAGAGGTTAACTCATCAGCCCGCGTTAAAATTGAATTAATTATAGCTACTGGATCATTAGGGATAGCCATTTCTGTAGGACCGTGAACAAAAGTTGACACTGCACGTGCCAAATATTGTGTACCCAGCCCATTATTGTGATCAACACGAAGAAATTCTGCTATCCCGCCCAAAAAGCATTTCGAGTTCTGGAATCTGATATTATGCTTTACTGCATTATTTTCCATATTACGTATTTGGTCAATATTAGTTACAGCACCCAATATATCATCACCATTGTGCGTCGTGGCAAAAGTTGTATCACCCATCATGACTTTTGTATATATATAATTAAGCACAGTATTCATGAAAGTGGTTAATCGCCAACCTGATAATAACGTGCCCTCAGTACTATAAACTTTACCATCAAGTTGTTTAATAGTGACATTACCTAGTGATTCATATAACCAGTCAATAGCACCAAGTTGTTCTGGATCAACTTTATCTTTAAATACTACCATGTAAGCATGCAATACACTACGCATAACTTCCGTACTATGTTGTGAATTGAAATCTTCAAAATCAAAACAATAAGGTACTCCATTTTTCAAGACTTCCTTAACTGATCTAGCAACTTTTTTTGATTCAGCTTCCTGTCCTATAGGAAACATCTTACTCAACAATTCTTCACAACCTGCCATACCAAAACTAGATATTATAAAGTTAGTATTGTCAACACCATAAATAGCACGTTGCTTTCCCCACTCATATTTAATAGAAGCTTTGGCGAACATTTCAGGCTTACGTTCAATAAAATGACTATAGCTAACATCTGGCATAGCACAGAAGCCATAGAATTTATGCCGCATATCATGCTCTTTATGTGCGAACGCCTTATCTTCCTCATACTGGGAAGAATAAGCGCCTGTTGGTGCCCACTGCCAGCGAGAGTCCCAAAAGTTTTTCCAATTATACATTTTTGGGCGACCGCCTAACTGTCTCAACCTTGCAAATAAGGTACCTGCCTCTTCAAATATACGTTTCGGATCAATTTTAGCTACATTCGGCTTTTGTCTATGTTCCTGCTCCACTGACCAGTCAATTTCACCAACCCCTCTATTAACAAGTACTTCCATTTCGAAAAATGGTGACAGATCAATATTAACATTATTTTGCAATGCTTTCAATCTTAAAGAAAAATGTTTTTTAATATAAGTGGAAAAATGTTCGACAGAGG